GAATGTTCGTGATTCCATTAAAGAATTTGAAAATTTTTTAAGTAATAAGCAAAAACTAGCAATTAAATTAGAAGAGAAAAAACGTATAGTAGAACTTAAAAAGCTTGATACACTTTCTAAATCCTTTAATAAATTACCACCTGAAACTAGAAATAGAGCGGGTGAATTATTTGCTAAAGGACAAATATATGAAGGAAGAGAAAACTCTGGTATAGGTAAAAATCGATTGGGGTATCTTGATGTAAAGACATTAAATTCTAATAAAGATTATTTAATAAAATCGTATGGAGATGGTTCTCCTGAAACTATTAAAAAATTTGTAAGAGCTGCAAGAAAAATTAAAGTAACCGAAGATTATGTGGAATCTTCTTTTAACTTATTACCAGAGGCACTACAAAGTGCTTTTAATGGTAAGGGTAAAACCGGTGATTCTGGAAAAGATAAACACTTTTTAGGATATGTTAGAAATGATGGAACAACAACATCGGACCAAACCGACCCAAATATTAATAAAGATAAAAAAGGAAATTTAGAAGTAAAAAGAGGAAATCCTGGAAGTAGAGATAGGGGTAAATTTGTTTGGAGATGTATATTAGAACAAGGAGGACAAGATCCTTATAGTGGATTACCACTCGACTTAAGCGCAATTGATTTGGAACACGTACGTGCATTTGATAATAGAGATAATGGAAATCCAACACCGGATGATTATTTATACAGAGAACATGATAACAATATTATCATATGTGCAACGAATTTAAATCAAAAAAAATCCAATTTATCAATGAAAAAGTTTTATGAAATGCATGTAGACTCTCAAGTTGGTAAATCTCAAGCTGCTTTTAAAAAAGAAAGTGAAACATATGAAACTATAAATGAAGTTGCTTCACAAACCGACCAAAAAGCAGCACTTGTTGTTAAAGATGGAAAATTTAGAGCGGGTTATAATTTTAAAAATCTTAAAGAATTATTTGATAATGATGATTCGGTTTATACAAATGCAAAAAATGAATTTAAAAAAGTAGCCGAAACAGCCGAAGATAAAAAAGCAATTGCTGGATTAAACTCCGAAATAGGTAGAAGTGTTTTGATGGATATGGGATTGAGTAGAGGTTTGATAGATAAGAGTGGTAGAAGGACCATAAAACTATCATCGGATAACTTGTATAGAGGATTTATGTTATCAATGGTAGATAATCTAAATAAACAGGATAAATTTAAAGAGGCTTGGGAGCAGGCAAGAAAAGTAGGCAATTCCGATAAATACAGATTAAAAGGAGAAGGCCAGAAGGGAATGATAAAATATTTAATTGATAATAAATTTATTAGTGATAAAGTATTAAACGATCCTAAACTTGGTAAAGTATTCAAAAATGCGTTGAATGAGGTCTATGATTATGATAATAATGTATATATTTTAATTAATTAATAATGAATACACAATTACTTTGCTTATTTACATCAAAAGTTGAATTGGATAATTCTATTAGTTTTATTTTAAAAAACTATACATTAACCAATCCAAACGTATTTGTTTTGGAATCAAGAAGTAATTCGGAAGAAATGTTTATTACATTTAATGTAGAAAAAGGATCACCGGCAATATCTTCAAAATGGAAAACTATATTAGTACATAGAAAGAAACAATCTAATACGATATACACAATTAATGCTCTAAATGAAGTAGTAAAGTCCAAAACAGGTGGACAAATGGATTCTACATATATGATTGAGTGGGATGAATTTTATGGATGTATATTGACCACCACGACAAATGGGTATAAAAAGATACCAACAAAAGTTCACAAAACATTTAATATTCAAAATTTGGAATATTAAAATAATTTTCTTATATTTGGTGTATGCCAAAGGGAAAAAAATTTACTCCAATAAAAATAGAAACGGAAAATCCTTCCGATATATTTGAATCACATAGGGTTATTATATCTAAGGCAATAATCCATGCAATATCTCATGGAGTTTCATCCCGAAAAAAGAAAGTAGATTTTGCTCATATCTTAATAAAAGGTATGTTGGTGATAACGTTATCAATAGATAAGCGTGAATTTTTGGATTTAATAGAAGATAATCTACAAACACTAATTGATTCAGAAGAATATGAAATGTGCGCACTTGCTGTTAAACTTAAAAATAAATTAAATGATAAAGTTATTAAAGAAGCTGGAATGGTGGTTTGATTATTATATTGCATGGATGTTATACAATGGAAACAAACGAGATAAGTATATAAGTTATATGGAAAGTAAATGGAATAAAAAATAAGTTATGAAAGATGAGAATTTAATTCACATAGGAAATGGAAATCATTTAGTTATACAAACTTCGTATGTAGTATCTATGGTTGATGAATTAAAATTATTTAAAGGAGAGGATAATAAACCTGTTGATTTGCAAGTTCAGATTAAAGCAAATTTTGAAAAAATACCTGAACAATATCATCAAACATTTTTAAGTATGATGAGTGCAAGATATGGTGGAATTGTTAACCTATATGATAATACAGAACCCCTACCATTTCAAAAAACACAAGAAGTAAAAAAACGTTGGTATCAATTTTGGAAAAAATAAACAATAAGTTATGAATAAAGAAATGGTAAATGGACCTGCACATTATGGTGGTGTAGATAATCCATATGAAGTCATTAAAGTATGTGAAGCATGGGAATTGGATAAAGATGCATATCTTTTCAATGTGGTAAAATATGTAGCCAGAGCAGGTAAAAAAGACCCTCAAAAGGAGCTTGAGGACTTAAAAAAGGCTAAATTCTATCTGGAACGCAAGATAGGTCTGCTTCAAAAATAATTTGGTAATTTCGAAAATTTTTCGTATATTTACATAGTAAAAGTAGAAAAGGTTATATTTAGATATGTAGGAAGTAGCTACTTAAACCTTAAAACTTAAACAATTTTTTTTAAACTTTAAAATCTAAAAAACAATGGACATTTCATTGGCACTCAAGAGATTTAATTCTCTGCAAAACAACACAAAAAAGTCGGATTCAATTTTCAAACCGGCAAATGGCAGAACGACAATTCGTATCGTTCCTTACAAGTTTAATAGGGATTTACCTTTTATTGAACTTTATTTTCACTACAACATCAACAACAAAACCTACTTGTCACCAATGTCATTTGGTAGACCTGATCCAATCGTAGAGTTTGCAGAAAAACTCAAACGTACAGGCGATACCGATGATTGGAAAGCAGGTAAGAAGATGGAGCCAAAATTAAGAACTTTTGTACCCGTTATCGTAAGAGGTAAAGAAAACGAAGGTGTTAAATTCTGGGGATTCGGTAAGACCGTTTACCAAGATATTTTGGGTTACATCGCTGATCCTGATTATGGAGATATTACGGATCCAATGACAGGGCGTGATATTGTATTGGAAGTTACATCAGCAGAAGAATCCAATGCATCTTACCCAACAACTACAATTAGGGTAAAACCTGCTCAAACAAAACTTGTAGATGATGCAACAACAGTTCAACAATTGCTTGATAATCAGAAAGAAATTACGGATTTATATTCGGAACTTTCATACGCTGAATTGAAAACAATTCTTGAAAATTGGCTTAACCCTTCATCTGGCGCACCTGCTGATGATGAAATTGTAGAAGTATTGGAAGCTCCAAAGCCAAAAACAACATTACCATCAGCCACACCAAAAGCAACTTCCGTTGCAGAGGATGGGGTAGGTGATTTACCTTGGGAAAAGCCGGCAGTACCAAAGCAGAAAGATGATGTAGCATCTGCATTTGATGATTTATTTAACAACTAAAATTAGGTTACAATGGCCAAAAGAGAAGAAGATTTAGCAAGTATCCTTGCTGATTCCTTAAACAAGCAAAACAAAGAAGGTAGAATTGCGTACTTTCTAACCGATGATGGTGGAGATGCTCCTACAAATGTAAAGGATTGGTTATCTACTGGAAATGCGTTATTAGATGTAGCAATATCAAATCGACCTTATGGTGGTTTGCCTGTTGGCCGTATAGCAGAAATTACGGGTTTAGAGCAGAGTGGAAAATCTCTGCTCTCTACCCATCTGTTAGCTGAAACTCAAAAGAAGGGTGGTGTAGCCGTTCTAATTGATACTGAAACTGCTGTAAACAGAGAGTTTTTGGAAGCAATTGGAGTAGATATATCGAAACTTCTTTATGTTTCGGTTGATACGGTTGAAGGAATTTTCGAAGCATGTGAAACGATTATTGAAAAGGTTAGAAATGGAGATAAAGATAGATTGGTTACTATCGTTGTGGATTCAGTAGCAGCAGCATCAACAAAGAAAGAGTTGGAAGCTGATTATGATAAAGATGGATACGCAACGGATAAAGCAATCATCATTTCTAAAGCAATGAGAAAGATTACCAACATGATTGGTAGACAGAGTATTTGTTTGGTATTTACCAATCAACTTCGTCAAAAAATGAATGCAATGGCTTTTAGTGACCCGTGGACAACATCGGGTGGTAAAGCATTGGCATTCCATTCTTCGGTTAGGCTTCGTTTGAAATCAATGGGGCAGTTGAAAGTTGGTGATAGGATTGTTGGTATTAAAGTTAGAGCACAAGTGATTAAAAATCGTTTGGGACCACCACTAAGACATGCCGATTTCAATATCCTATTTGATAGAGGAATTGATAACTTTAATAGTTGGCTTTTAGTTATGAAAGATAACAAATTGGTAAAGCAAGCTGGAGCGTGGTATGAATATACTGATATTGATACCGGCGAAATTATCAAATTTCAATCAAAGGATTTCGCAGAGATTCTTAAAAACGAAGATTTAAAAGACCAAATATATCGCAGGATATGTGAGGCAACAATTTTACAATATAAAAGTTCATCAACGGATGAAGTTGAAATTTCAACGGACGTAACAAATGAGTCAGATTAATAAGAAGTATTTAGATATACTAAAACAAATAGATGAGGAACACAATGCATTTGGAGATTTACACAAAAACTCTAAAACATTAGTTATAGATGGTCTTAATACCTTCATTCGTTCCTGGTCAACAGCGCCAAATTTAAACGATAATGGTGATCATATTGGAGGAATAGTCGGTACTTTAAAAAGTATCGGCTATGCCATCCGTACATTAAACCCCACAAGAGTAGTCGTAGTATTCGATGGTAAGGGTGGTTCAAATAGCAGAAAAGATATATATTCAGGTTATAAATCCGAAAGGGGCAAGAATAAAATCAAAATGAGATTGAATCGTGCTGCCACCGTTGAAATGAACCCAGAAGAAGAAAGTGCATCTATGAAACGGCAAATGCTTGGATTAGGTGAACTACTATCAGCATTGCCTGTTACCATTATGATTTATGATGGAATTGAAGCAGATGATGTTATGGGTTATATTGCTACTGAATTAAAGAAGGAAAATGAGAAGGTTATAATAATGAGTACCGATAAAGACTTTTTACAATTAGTAAACAAAGATGTAAGTGTATATTCACCATCTAAAAAGAAAGTTTATAATATTGATGAAGTGAAAGAAGAATTTGGTATCCATCCACACAACTTTATCAATTTCAGAATGATTGATGGGGATAAATCCGATAACGTAGAAGGTATTGCAGGATTGGGAATTAAATCTATCATTAAAGCGTTTCCTATATTGGCAGAAGAAACTATACATACAACTGAAACTATGGTTGAATATGTAAATTCATTGAGTAAAAAAATAAAAGCTCACGAATTATTTCTAAATAATTTGGTGATTTGCGAAAGAAATCGTAAATTGATGCAGTTATCAGAACCAACGTTTAGTGGAAACCTTAGAATGAAGATTATGGATAGATTCAATGAACCAACAACAAAGTTTGATAAGCAAACTTTTTTAAAGTATGGATTGAAGCATAAAATGCTCGATGGATTTAAGGATATAAACGATTGGTTACAATCAACATTTTCACATTTAAGTAAATTTTAAAAACTATGACAGAAGAAAGATTAGCAAAACCTTTAGGAGATAGAGTTCTCCTAACAGAATTAGAAGCCGAAGCATCTACTACTCCGGGTGGAATTATCATTCCTGATTCGGCAAGACAGGAAGATATTAAAAGAGCAAAAGTAGAATCAGTTGGACCTGGAATTTATACACAAAGCGGTGTACTTATTCCAATGAACGTAAAAGTTGGTGATGAAGTTATTCTACCACCATATCATCAAGGACAAGAAGTTAAATTTGATGGAAAGAAATATCTCTTAATGAGAGAATCAGAAATTTTAATGGTTATTCAATAAAACTAAAAAAAAAACACGGAGGAAACTATGAAGTGTATTCAAGCAATTAGAGCAAGTAAGTATTCAGAAATAGGCGATATCAAACGAATAGATGATATTGATGCTCAAGAAAAAGTAACAAGTGGTTATTGGAAATTTATTTCAAAATCAGAATGGAAATTGGCAACTCGTAAACCAAAAGAAGTTGCAGTGGAAGTAAACGATCAAATTACCGATTCGGTAACAATATCAGAAAAACAATTAAAAAGAAAGAAAACTAAACAATAATGGAAGCAGTAGATACATTGGTAAAATTTGGTCCATCGTATCAATCTAAAGTCGTTGCTTCACTTATTACGGATGTTAAGTTTCTTGAACAGGTAACTGAAATCACTAAACCGTCATTCTTTGAATCTCAAGCAAATCAATGGATTGTATCCGAAGTACAAAACTACTTTGATGAATTTCGTACAGTTCCTACAATGGAAGTGTTCAAAATCAAAGTTGGTAATGTTGAAGATAAGGTCTTAAAGCAAACAGTAGTTGAGCAATTAAAGAATATTTATTTGCAAGTAGGTTCAGAAGATTTACCTTATATAAAAAAAGAGTATCTTACATTTGCAAAGAACCAAAAAGTAAAAGATGCTCTATTAAAATCAATTGAATTACTGAAAGCAGGTCAATATGATCAGATTATAGATACGATGACTAAGGCATCCAAAGTGGGTGTTGAATCGGATTTGGGTTTAGATTATATCGAAAACTTTGAATCCATTATGGAAGATGTCAAACGAGATTCTTGTCCAACTGGATGGGATGTAGTTGACGAATTAATGGATGGTGGTTTAGGGCCTGGTGAATTGGGTGTTGTAATGGCACCATCGGGTATCGGTAAGAGTTGGTTTTTATCTAAAATAGCATGTTCAGCATTACAAAAAGGTGTAGATGTTTTACATTATACTTTGGAATTATCTGAAAACTATGTTGGACAAAGATATACCACAATCTTATCAGGTATACAAACAACAGAACACAAACAAAGAAAAGATGAAATTATTCGTAAAATTAAATCTATTCCAGGAAGAGTTCGTATCAAATACTATCCACCACAATTTGCATCTGCAAAAACATTAGCAGCTCATATTGAAAAAATGAGAGCAACTGGATTTAATCCGAAACTTATTATTATTGATTATGCGGATTTGTTAAAATCAGGCAATTCAAATAGGGATGGGTTGTATGCTGAATTGGGTGGAATCTATGAGGAGTTGAGGGGATTGAGTGGTGAAGCACAGATACCCGTTTGGACAGCAACTCAAACGAATAGAGCAGCAATAGACCACGAAGTAATTCAGGCGGATAGTGTTGGTGATTCTTATAAGAAAGTTCAAACAGCAGATTTCATTATGAGTGTTAGTAGAAAGACCAAAGATAAATTATCAAACACCGGCCGGATACACATTGTAAAGAATCGTTTTGGGCCTGATGGTATGACATTCCCTGCAAAGATTGATACGTTTCATGGTGTTATGGATGTATTTGCGGCAAACTCCGTAGATGGCATTATATCAACTAAGGAAAGTAAAAATGGTGAAGGTTTGGAGAAAAAACTTTTACATAAGAAGTATGTAGAAAATATGGGATAATGAGTGAAGTAAAAGATTATATTGTACAAGAAACAACGTTTAATCATTCGGTTAGAAAATTCCTAAAACAATGGCATTATTCCGATTATGTAAACATTCAGGCCAAACATACATTTTGTCTTTTCAAAAATGGAAAGTTTGGAATACCTGAAATGATAGGAGTATGTATTTACACAAGACCTGCAGGACCTACTGCAGGTCAAACTTATCACCCATCCGCACCTAATATGGTGTTGGAATTGAGAAGATTGTGTTTAATAGATGATACACCAAAAAATTCTGAATCCTATTTTGTTGGAAAAACATTAAGATGGCTTAGAAAAAATACGGATTGGGAATTTGTAATATCATATGCAGATGCACAGCAAGGACATACTGGAGTAATATATAGAGCATCTAATTTCAAATATTTGGGACAAACCAAACCTGGGAAAACATTAGAAGTAGATGGTAAACAATTTCATGTAAGAACACTATCTATGATGGATAGACCTTATGGGGTTGAAATAAATAGGAGATACAAAGAAAAAGATGAAGGCGTTAAGATAATAGAAACTTTACCAAAACATATTTATACATACGATTTAAGGACTAAATAAATATCAAAAAGTGTGAAAAAAAATATATGAAAAAATCCTAAAAATAACTAAAGAAAATGGTGTCGAATGTCCGTTGACTCCATATTTATCTTTACATTTTCGGATTTTTCTGAAAAAAAGTTTTATTCACAAATAATTAAAAAACAATTAAAAAATGGACATTTCAACAAGAATTTTATCAGAAATTACAGTCTATATGAAGTACGCTAAATATAGACCAGAGTTACAAAGGAGAGAGACATGGGAGGAGTTGGTTACCCGTAATATGGAAATGCATATTAAAAAATACCCAAAATTAGAAAGTGAGATTAGAGAGAACTATAAATTTGTGTACGATAAAAAGGTATTACCTTCAATGCGTTCAATGCAATTTGCAGGTAAACCAATTGAAATCAGTCCAAACAGAATATACAATTGTGCATTTGCACCGGTGGATGATTGGAGAGTATTTGCAGAAATTATGTTTCTTCTATTAGGAGGAACTGGTGTAGGATATTCAGTACAAAAACATCACGTTGATGCATTGCCTGAAATAAGAAAACCAAATATTGATAAAACCCGTAGATTTCTTATTGGAGATTCTATCGAAGGTTGGGCAGATGCAATATCAGTTATGGTTAAAGCTTACTTTTTTGGTGGTAGTAAACCAGTATTTGATTTTAGAGATATCAGACAAAAGGGTGCAAGGTTAGTGACTTCAGGTGGTAAGGCTCCTGGTCCACAACCACTAAAAGAATGTTTGATTAAATTGGAAGGCATTTTAGATTCAAAGAATGATGGTGATAAATTAAAACCGATTGAAGTACATGATATGGTTTGTCATATTGCAGATGCAGTATTGGCAGGTGGTATTAGAAGAGCTGCATTGATTTCCCTATTCTCCGCAACCGATGAGGAAATGATTAGTTGTAAGAGTGGTGCATGGTGGGAAACAAATCCACAAAGAGGTAGAGCAAATAATTCAGCAGTATTAATGAGGCACAAAATTGACAAATCATATTTTATGGATTTGTGGAAAAGAATCGAAGCAAGTGGAGCAGGTGAGCCTGGTATCTACTTATCAAACGATAAAGATTGGGGAACTAATCCATGTTGTGAGATTGCATTAAGACCTTTCCAGTTCTGTAATTTGTGTGAAGTGAATGTAAGTGATGTAGTTGATCAGAATGATTTAAATGCAAGAGTAAAAGCAGCATCTTTTATTGGAACATTACAAGCGGGTTATACTGATTTTCATTATCTACGTCCCATTTGGCAAAGAACAACTGAAAAGGATGCATTGATTGGGGTATCTATGACCGGTATTGGAAGTGGTGCAGTATTGAAATTGAATATGAAAGATTCTGCAAAAATTGTTAAAGAGGAAAATAAAAGAGTTGCAGAAATAATAGAAATAAATTCTACAGCAAGAGCAACAACTGTTAAACCTGCAGGAACTACATCATTAACATTGGGAACATCATCTGGTATACATGCATGGCATAATGATTACTACATTCGTAGAGTGAGAGTTGGTAAAAATGAATCAATGTATCATCATCTTGTAGTAAATCATCCTGAACTCATTGAAGATGAGTATTTCAGACCACATGATACCGCAGTGATTGGTATTCCACAAAAAGCACCGGCAGATGCTATTTTCCGTACCGAATCACCGATTCAATTATTGGAACGAGTGAAGAAGGTTCATAATGAGTGGATTAAACCTGGTCATAAAACGGGTTCAAATACTCATAATGTATCTGCAACTATTTCAATTAGAGCACATGAGTGGGGTGCGGTTGGTGAATGGATGTGGGAAAACAAAGATTCATACAATGGATTATCGGTACTACCTTATGATGGTGGAACGTATATACAGGCTCCCTTTGAAGATTGTACGAAAGAAAAATATGAAGAGTTGATGAAAACATTAACTGATGTTGATCTTTCTAAAATTATAGAAGTAGAAGATATGACAGATTTGAGTGGTGAAGTGGCATGTGCAGGAGGTTCGTGTGAAGTTAAATAAAGACGATAAGGAACTATACTATTTGGAAAATGGTAAGGTGGTGTTTACACCATCTTATCATATCCAAAGAGGACATTGTTGTGGCAATAAATGCAGACATTGTCCTTATGAACCAAAATACACAAAAGGAAATACTATTTTATGGGAGAAAATGAATCAGCAAAACATAGAGAATTGACCGAACAGATTAGAGAATCGAAACAAAAGCCTAAAGGACCTATTAAATTTCAATTACAATTAAATGAGGAACAAAAGGTTGCAAAAGATAAAATTTTAAATAACGCAATTACCGTATTGAGCGGTAAAGCTGGTAGTGGTAAAACTTTATTAGCATGTCAAGTGGCATTGGATTTATTGTTTAAAAAGAGTATTGAAAAAATAATCATTACAAGACCAACTGTCAGTAAAGAAGAAATAGGATTCCTTCCAGGAGACTTAAGAGAAAAGATGGAACCCTGGATGCAACCTATCTATTCCAATTTCTATCAACTTTATAACAAAGAAAAAATTGATGAAATTTTAGAAAGTGGACAGGTAGAGATTGTACCCCTTGCATTTATGAGAGGTAGGACATTTTTGGATTCATTTATTATAGTAGATGAAGCACAGAATTGTACAAATGACCAAATGGAAATGATTACATCTCGTTTAGGAATTCGTTCAAAAATGGTAGTGTGTGGTGATAGCCAACAGGTAGATTTAAAATATAGAGGAGATAGTGGATTTAAATTTTTATTATCAACTGCAAAGAAGATTAAAGATATGGATTCACAAACATTATTAACAAATCATAGGCATCCGGTTGTTGATGCATTGTTGGATGCATATGATGAATTTAAAAACAAAACAAATGGTAACAGTTAAGAAATTTTCAGCAATATGGTGTGGACCTTGCAGGGCACTTGCACCTGTAATGAATGAAGTTAAAGGACAATTTTCAAATGTAAAATTTGAAGAATATGATGTGGATACTGATGTAGATGAAGTAGTAAAATATAATATTGTATCAGTACCAACCGTAATCATTGAAAAAAATGGACAACTTATAGAAAGATTTACAGGCGTATCATCCAAAATAGCATATACCAATGCAATCAATGAAGCTATAAAATAAATTTGTGATTGTTAAAAAAATTGGTTATATTAGACGTATGTTAAAAGGTGAAGCACATCCAATGCACAAACTGACTGAAGTTCAGGTGCAGACTATAAGAGATTTATGGAAAATAGGACATCGTAATGTAAAAGTATTGGCTAGAAACCACAAGGTTTCACCCGCTAATATTAAAAAAATAGTTACAAATAAAACATGGCAGCACATGTTAAAATGGCCATATGAAAGAAGCAAATAAGTTATATTCTGATATCTCAAAATTTAAAGTAAGACCAGTTGAAAAATCCGTTGCAAAAAATATAATAGTTAAATATCATTACTCAAAACAATGGACTAAGGTTACTTATTGTTTAGGATTGTTTTACGAAAATCAAACAGAACACAAATTTTTTGGTGGAGTTAATGAAACGCTTGTTGGTATTATTTGTTATGGTGATCCAATAGGTAGAAACTGTGGTGGATCCATTAGTGATTTATTGGAGAGAGATGCGGTAATGGAATTGGTTAGATTGTTTGTATTTGATGGATATGGTTGTAATATAGAAAGTTGGTTCGTTGCAAAATCTTTTGAATGGTTAAGAGAAAATGCAAAACATTTGAGAGCATTGATTTCTTATTCAGACCCATCAAAAGGACATTTGGGGCAGATATATCAGGCAACTAATTGGTTATATCAAAAGAATATAAAAACCAATACAAGCTTTTCTTTCAAATGGGAAGAAGATGGCAAGTGGCAACATGAAAGAACGATTGCACCTTATTACAATACAATATCACCTGCAAAAATACAAACCATAATTACTAAACCATTTTGGGTTAGAGTAGAACCACATAAACATCGATACATTTATATTTTAGGAAAGGATAAAAAGGACAGAAAGCAATTATTAAAATCACTTAAACATCCAGTTTATCCATATCCAAAACTGTTAAAAGAATATAAAGAAGAAATAATAAAATTTGAACCAATTGAAAGAATTAAATAAGTTATACTGTGATACAAGTCGAGTATCCATCAGAGAAATAAGTTCAACGATTGCAAAAGAAATTATAGTGAAAAAACACTATACTCACGCATGGACTGCATGTCGTTATGCATTGGGTATATTTTATAGAACCGATGAATCAAACGCATTGGGTGATAGTGATAAATTGATTGGATGTATGGTTTATGGATTTCCAGTAGGAGCAAGAGCATCAACATCAGTTTGTGAAGGACTTACAAAAGATAATATTTTAGAACTGACGAGATTATATTGTGATGATGGATATGGATCTAATATTGAATCATATGCATTAGGACAATCTTTCAAATGGTTTAGAGAAAATGATAAAGCAATTAAAGTTTTAATATCATACGCTGATAATGGACAAGAGCATTTGGGCGGTATTTATCAAGCGACCAATTGGATTTATCAAGGAATGAATACTGATATTGCTTTAATGCCAAACTACGGGATTTCCCTATCAAATTCTCCTTATAAGTGGATTCATAGTAGGACTGTGTTTTCAATGTGGGGTAGTGGTAATTTGGAATCATTAAAAGCAGCAATAGGAAAGGATGGTTATAAAGAGTTTTGGAGAAGGGAAGAACCACCAAAACATAGATACGTCCAAATTATTGGAGCAGATAAAAAAGACAAGAAAGATTTAACTAAAAGATTAAAACACGAAGTTAGACCTTATCCAAAAAACACACAGGATTTTAACAAAGAAATTCAACATCATTTAACGATAGCACCTGAAACCGATTTAAAGACAAAATTTTGGTAATATCAAATAATTTAATTACATTAGACATATGAAATTTTGGGACACAGGCGTAGAAGCCAAAAAAACAGACGCATTTGATTTTGAAAAAGAGAAATCAGCATTGATTGCAAACTTAGATTATCTATTTACAATGTCCGTTCAGGAACAAACTCTATACAAAAAGTGGTTAGAGTGGAATGAAGATTTGCATGCAAGTATGAAATTACTACCTGCACTACATCAGCAATATGATAAGATTTGGAAACCCAAAGATATACACGATAAAGAAGGAACTATTTCTGAAATCCAAAACATGCAGCCGTATGTGGAATTGGTTGAAGATACCGAAGAAGCTACTAAGTGGACTTATATGAGAAAATTAATATCTTCTATGGAGTTTACACCAAATCCAGGTCGCAATGTAAAAGGATTTGTAAAAGATAGAGTAAGTGGAAAAGTATTGGGTGTAATTAGTTTAGGTTCTGATATCACATCATTAGGAGTAAGAGATGAATACATTGGTTGGAAAAAAGAAGATAAGTTTGAAAAAGGTAAATTAAATAACACCGCAATCGGAACATCTATCATTGCAACTCAACCTTTGGGATATAACTTCTTAGGTGGTAAATTGGTATCGGCATTGACTACATCACCAACGTTCAGAGAACATTGGAAGAAGAAATATGATAATACTCTAATTGCAGTTGGTACTACATCCCTTTATGGAATACATTCACAATACAATGCGATTCCACATTTTAAAACATTGGGCGAAAGTAAAGGTAAGATTAGTATTAAACCTGATGATAAGTTTTACGATCCATGGCATCATTGGTTAAAAGATAATCGTGCTGACTGGTATAGAGAACATATCACAGAAGAAAGAGAAAGAAATGGTGCTAATATGGGATATGAAAGAAATGGACCTGTTAGTGGTATTAAGCAAAAGATATTAGGGCAGATATTCAAGGAGTGTGGTATTAAAGCCGATACATATCATCACGGATTTAAGCGAGGTGTTTACTTCGCAATGATGTATGAAAATGGATGCGAATATCTTTGTGATAAAGTTACCGATGATAAATTGGTGATGAAAGATAAATTCGTAGAGGGTGATGATTACACAATCCGTTGGTGGAAAAAACAAGCAATTAAACGATATTCAAAACTACACGATGAAGGTAGATTAAAAGATGAAACTCTGTTTTATGCAGATGCAATCGGATTGACTTGGGAACAAATGAAAGAAAAATTTTTAGCAGACGTAGGAAGATAAAAAAAATATGTATCAAAACATTTATTACGAAAGACAGAAAAATCTTATGCATCTTTGGGATGATAAGAGTGGTTATCAGACAATGCCATATCGAAAGTATGCATATAAAAAAGATGAACATGGACAATTTACATCAATGAATGGTGATAAGTTAACAAGAATATCAAAGTGGGATAAAGATGAATCCGATGATTTATTTGAATCGGATGTTCCTGAAACTACCAGAGTATTGGTTGATATATACAATTCAGATTTACCATCAAATGGTCATAAAGTATTAACATTTGACATTGAGGTAGAAATGATTACAGGATTACCAAACACAAAAGAAGCACAAAATGAAATTACATCAATTGCTACACATGATGGAGCAACTAAAATTTTTGATGTATTCGTTTTGGATAAAGATAAAAAAATAAAAAACAATAAAGATGGATTTGAAAAAGATGGGAGGAAAGCTCTTGTTCACATTTTTGATAACGAAAAAAATCTTTTACTTGCATTTATTAATTACTACGAACAAGTTGACCCGACTATTCTTACGGGATGGAATATAGATTTTTTTGATATTCCCTATTTGTATAATAGAATAAAAAATGTTTGTGGTGAAGGACATGCAAAACGATTATCAAGAATTGGACAATGCTTTTATTCTCCATATAGAGATAAGTGGTCATTTGGTGGTGTATCTATTTTAGATTACATAAATTTATACAAACAATATAATTTTGGTTTGGAAAGTAGTTACACCTTAAACTATATTGCAACAAAAGAATTGGGCAGAGGTAAAGTGGAATATGAAGGAAGTTTGGATGATTTGTTTGAAACTGATTTGGAAAAATTCATTGAATATAACATTGTGGACGTTGATCTTGTAGTTTGTATGGATGAAAAGTTAAAGTTCATAGATTTGTGTAGAGCAATTTGTCACGCCGGATTCGTTCCGTATGAAGATTACATTTATTCATCAAAGTGGTTAGAAGGTGCTTGTTTGGCATATTTGAAAACCAAAGGAATGGTTGCAACAAATAAACCCTCCGATAGACGAGAAAGAATGCAGGCATTAAAAGATAATGATCAAGAGAAATTTATTGGAGCATATGTTAAAGAACCAATTGTTGGAAAATATGATTGGATATATGATTTGGATTTGACTTCACTATATCCATCAATCATTATGACTTTGAATATCAGTCCTGAAACAAAGATTGGTAAGATTGAAAACTGGGATCCAGAAGAATGGATTAAAGGTGTAGATAAGGAGTATAGAATAGTGGGCAAGGATGATGTATATGAATATACCCGTACAGAATTAGGAGAAGTAATCAAAGATAGTAATTTGGGTGTAGCTGCAAACGGAGTTCTTTATTCGCAAGATAAACCTGGTCTAATTGCGGATATCCTTAATACGTGGTTTAATAAACGTGTGGAATATCGTAAATTGGAAAAGAAATATGGTGAAGCGGGCGATACTGAACAATATGAATTCTATGGTAAAAGACAACACGTTCAAAAAATTCTTTTGAACTCAATGTATGGTGTATTAGGATTGCCGGCATTCCGATTCTATGATGTGGATAATGCAGAAGCAGTAACTCTAACAGGTCAAGTTGTTATTAAGAAAACAGCTGAAATGGCAAATAGAAAATATTGGAAAGAATTAGGAACAACGGATGATTATAATGTCTATATTGATACGGATTCAATTTATATGATGGCAGAACCATTGGTAAAACATAGGTACCCAGAATATAAACAATTTGATGAAAAACGAATGGCATCCGAAGTTGATATAGTTGCAACGGAAACACAAACATTTTTAAATTCATTCTATGATTTATTAGCAGAAAAGTTTTTCTTTATTCCAAAAGATAAACATAGATTTGAGATTAAAAAGGAATATATTTCTAAAGCGGGATTTTGGGTAGCAAAAAAGAGGTACGCACAATGGATGATTTTGAAAAATGGTATTCCATGTGATAAATTAGATGTAAAGGGGCTTGATGTAGTTCGTTCATCTTTTCCAAAAGCATTTCAGAAGTTCATGTCTACAATGTTAAAAGATATTTTAATGGGTAAAGGACATGATTATATAGATGATACTCTATTGACCTTTAAGAAAAGTTTACCAAATCTTCCTGTAAACCTTATTGCAAAAGGTGGGGCTATCAAAGAATTAAGTAAATACGATAATGGTAGCTGGAGGGCAGGTGATTCGGTTGCTAACTTTGAAAAAGGAACACCTGCACACGTTAAAGCCGGAATTGCATATAATAGATTATTGAAATTCTTCAACGCACCATTTAAACATGAACCAATCAGAGATGGTGATAAAGTGAAGTGGGTATATCTTAAAACAAATCCATTGGGATTAGAAACTTTAGCATTTAAAGATTATAATGACCCCAAAAATATTATGGATTTCGTTGAAACCTATATTGATAGAGATAAAATATTTGAAGCGGAATTAGAAAACAAATTAGATGATTTTTATAACGCATTAAAGTGGGAAAAAGTTACTAGTGAAACAAAAACAGCAAAGAAATTCTTTGCGTTTTAAAAAAAATTACCTATATTTACATAACATAAAACTTAAAACAAAAAGTATGAACAAAAACAATTTATTAAAATTTATCCAAAAGTATTCTTTGGGTGGATTAATTGAATCGGTGGCATGGAACGCCGAAGGAACTAAACTATCGGTAAGATTTATATCCGATGATAAAACTCTATTGGGTGAAGTTGAATTCAACGCATTCACATCATCCGGGTTTAATGTTGGCATCTATACAACATCTTTATTGAAAAATATGATTGGTGTATTGGATAGTGATATTAATTTGAAAGTTGATAAAGCTGGTGATAAATCAGTATCTTTAAAACTTTCATCCGATGAAACCGAAACATCATATCAGTTAGCTGATTTGGGTGTAATCCCTCCTGTTCCAGATTTGAAACAATTGCCTGAATTTGGTATTTCAATTGATATGGCATCGAATATGATTGATAAATTTATCAAAGCAAAGGGTGCATTGAGTGATGTGGATACGTTTACCGTATTTACCGAAGGTGGTGATTTGAAAATGGCAATCGGATATTCATCCATCTCAACAAACAGAGTAACATTTACCGTCCAAAAAGGATATACGGGTGATGTGAAACCAATTTCTTTCTCTGCAAAATATTTGAAAGAAATTTTAACAGCAAATAAAGAAGCTACAAATGCAAAATTAAAAGTATCAGTAGATGGATTATCTAATGTAGAATTCCAAATTGATGATTTTGTATGTAAATATTATTTAGTAGAAATTTCAAATTAATAAAAATGAAAAAAACAAAAAAAATGGAAGAAGTAAAAGACACAAGAATTGAGTTGGCAACGGAAGAATCAACTCCAATAGGTACAACAAGTATAGCACAGGGTAATCCAATCGAAGATGCAGAATGGTGTTTTCAGTTTTTCGATACAGATCCAGTAGTATTTGCTTGGAATTCCACAACAGAACCACAATCAAATCCGTTGGTTATAGAACTAAAACCAATTGAAGGTGATGGATTGAGTTTTACAAAAGATGGTATGGTTTTTAAAATTTTCTCAAGACATATTACAGAGGAAACAAAAATTCAAAGACAAAAGCAAATGGAACAATCCGATTCACTAAAACAGGATATTGCCACTGCTGAAAATAAATAATTATGAATGTTAATGTAAAAAAATTACATCCAAAAGCAGTTATCCCCACCTATGCAAAAAGTGGGGATGCTGGTATGGATTTGTTTATAACGGATGTAAAATCTAAAAATAAATTTGACATTACATATGGATTTGGTATTGCATTGGAAATCCCAGAGGGATACGTTGGATTAATATTTCCACGTTCCTCCATTAGAAGTCAAGATTTAATTTTATCCAATTCCGTTGGAGTGATTGATAGTGGATATCGGGGTGAATTGATGGCAACATTTAAAAGAACAGGACCACACAGATATGAAGTTGGTGATAAAGCTGCACAAATTATAGTTTTACCATACCCAACAATTGAATTTGAAGAAGTAGAAGAATTATCTAACACCGAAAGAGGCGCAGGCGGATTCGGTTCAACTGGAAAATAATATGAGTTTTTTCGCAAACGAAAATAGTAAAAAAGAACATAGTTTGTGGGTGGAGAAATACCGCCCACAAACACTTTCTGATTATGTCGGAAATGAAATGATTAAAGAAACCATTCAACAATATTTGGATAATAATGATATTCCACATTTGTTATTCTATGGTAAAGCTGGTACAGGCAAAACAACCCTAGCCAAACTAATTGTAAATACAATCAAATGTGATTATATGATTATAAACGCATCTGATGAAAATAATGTAGATACGGTCAGAACCAAAGTGAAAAATTTTGCATCATCCGTTGGATTTGCAGGATTTAAAGTGATTATATTGGATGAGTTTGATTATATGACTCCAAATGCACAAGCAATCCTTCGTAATTTGATGGAAACATTCAGTAAACATTGTAGATTTATTTTGACTTGTAACTACATTGAGAAGATTATTGACCCAATTCAAAGTAGATGTCAATCATTTGCAATTACACCTCCAACAAAAAAGGATGTAGCAATACAGGTAAGTAAGATATTGGATTCGGAAGGTATTAAGTATGAACCAAAAAATATGGCAGATATCATTAATTCATATTATCCAGATATTCGTAGAATACTTAATACTTGTCAATTGCAATCGGCAAAGGGTGAGTTAAAAGTTGACCATAAAATTATGGTTGAATCTGATTTCAAATCAAAACTAATAGAACTTTTGAAATCATCTGATGATAAACGAAATATGTTTATGAATATCAGACAATCAGTAGCTGACAATAAACTAAATGATTATTCTGAAATGTATTCCATGTTGTACGATAAGGTGGATGAGTATGCTAGTGGAAATACAGCAAATGTAATCCTAACAATTGCAGATGGATTATCTAAAGATGCATTGGTGGTTGATAAAGAAATTGTATTCATGAGTACGATTATTCAAATTTTAAATATTATAAAATGATAAATGAACAAGAACAAATGGGTGGTGGGTTACCACTAAACTTTTCTCTAAACGATGCAAGAGATATGCCATGTGAGTGTGGTAATCTTATTTTTATGCCGGGGTTTAGATTTAAGAAGATTTCAAGATTACTTACAGGAGAACCAAAAGATTCTGTATTGCCGATACAATTATATTTGTGTACTGCATGTGGAAAACCACATCAAGATTTGTTACCTGATGAATTTAAAGAAAAGAAAATTATAGAATAATGGCTGCAAAAAAGTTATTTGATCATTTAAATGCGATAACGTCAGAGCAAGACCCTAATTATTTTAATAAACTTTCAGAAGAAGATTTAAAATCATGGAGTAACTTTATGATTAATAGATTTCTTTCTATGAAGCCAGAGTGGGTAGAGATGATTGCAACTCTACTTCCTCTGACTCAAACATTGGAACCAGAACAAATGTATAAACTTTATATAAATGTTATCCCTAAAGGAAAATATTATTTAAAATATATAAAGGGAAAATCCGAAGAAAAATATGAAGAATTTTTTGTTGATTTGATAAAAAAAGAGTATATTTGTTCTGAAAAACAAGCATTTGAATACATCGAAGTTTTATATGCAAACAGAGAAGGAAGGGAGCATATCAAATACGTTTGTGAGAAATATGGTGTAGATAAAAAGCAAATTACAAAATTGAAATTAAAAATATAGTGGCAAGAGTATCATTTTCTCAATATTCAATGTGGAGTAGTTGTCCAACTCAATATAAGTTGGCATATATAAATAAGTTATCAGAATCTGTATCAAATATTCATGCAGTATTTGGAACTGCAATGCATGAAACGTTGCAGGAATACTTGAATATATGCTTACGGATATCAAAATCACAGGCGGACAAGACAATTAATCTGAAAGATTTTTTAAAAGAAAGAATGCGTCAGTTGTATTTGAAAGAATCCAACAATGGTGAAACGTATATTTGTTCCAAAGAAGAACTTGTTGAATTTTTGGAAGATGGAAATATCCTATTGGATTGGTTCCAGAAATCAAAAAATTTCAATAAGTTTTTTTCTTTAAAACATGATGAGTTAGTTGCAATCGAACAACCGATAAATACAAAGATAGCAGACAACGTAAACTTTTTAGGATTCATTGATTTGATTACAAAAGATACTTATACAAATCGTTATAAAATAATAGATTTTAAAACCTCAACTAGAGGTTGGAGTGATTACCAAAAAAAGGATCCTATAAAAAACGCACAAATACTTCTTTATAAGAAATTTTATTCAGAAATGTTGAATGTATCAATGGATATGATTGATGTTGAATTTATAATCTTAAAAAGAAAAGTTGAAATTAGAGAAGATATTCCAACACATAGAATAAGTAGACATGTTCCTGCAAATGGTAAACCATCGGTTAATAAAGCCTGGAATGGATTTAAGGAGTTTGTAGACACTATATTTGATTCCGAAGGTAATTATCGCATGGAAATAGATTACCCTAAAAAACCATCAAAACTTTGTGAATGGTGTGAGTTTTTTGGTAAACATTGTGATGGAAAAAATTAAAAAATAATAATTATTTAAAAAAAGTTATGGCAAAAAAGAAAATTCTGTTATTATCAGATGATTTACGAATGGCAAGTGGTATTGCCAATGTTTCAAAACAATTGGTGTTAGGCACCGTTGACAAGTATGATTGGGTACAATTAGGTGCAGCAATTCAACATCCAGAAATGGGTAAGGTATTAGATTTAAATGAGGATATCCGTGCAAAAACAGGAGTAAAAGATGCAAGTGTTAGGATATATCCATTTGATGGATATGGAAATGCGGATGTTATTAGACAACTTCTTATGGTTGAAAAACCAGATGCAATCTTACACTTTACTGATCCAAGATATTGGATTTGGTTGTATGATATTGAGCATGAGATTAGACAATCTGTTCCAATCTTCTTTTATCATATATGGGATGACTTGCCAGATCCAAAATATAATAGAGATTATTATGAAAGTTGCGATTGGATAGGATGTATTTCAAAACAAACATATGGTATAACCCGTAGAGTTTGGGGATGGGATAAAGAATCTCGTTGGGAAAAGCCAAAAGACTGGCAAGTTAGTTATGTTCCACATGGAATAAATTCAGAGGATTATAAACCGACAGTTGTTCCTGATGATTTTAAGAAAAGTATTTTTGGCGATAAAGAATATGAATTTGTACTATATTGGTCAAATAGAAATATTAGAAGAAAACAACCAATAGATGTTATACTTGCATTTGATGAATTTAGAAAAACATTACCAGAAGATAAAAGAGATAAAGTCTGTTTATTAATGCATACTACTCCCGTAGAAGAACATGGTACTGATTTACCAACTATGATACAACATTGTACTCCGGATGCAAATGTAATATTTGCACCAAATAGATATACCGAAGAACAATTGAATTGGCTTTATAATTTGGGAGATGTAACAATTAATATAGCATCAAATGAAGGATTTGGATTGGCAACTGCCGAATCTCTGATGGCAGGAACTCCTATCATCGTTGAAGTTACAGGTGGATTACAAGATCAATGTGGATTTAAAATGAAAGGTTCTGATAAGTACATAACCGCAGATGATTATGTTGAAATCGGATCATTACATCATAAAAAGAAATATGAAAATTTAGTTGAACCAGGTGAGTGGGTAAAACCAATCTGGCCTGTTAGATCAGCAACGGGTTCAATTCCAACCCCATACATTTTCGATGATAGAGTTGATTACGCCGATGTTGCACCTCTGATTAAAGAGTGGTACGATGCGGGTAAGGAAAAGCGTGAAGAAGCCGGATTAAAAGGTAGAGAGTGGATGTTGGGTGATGGTGGATTGAGTAGAGAGAATATGTGTAAAACATTAGTAGATGGAATGGAAGAAGCATTTGTAAATTGGAAACCAAAGAAAAAATTCAGATTAATAAAGTTATAGTATGAAACCAACATTAGTATTTCAAGCGCCAGTAGCAACAAGAAGTGGATATGGCGACCACTCTAGAGATTTATTACATTCTTTGTATAAATTGAATAAATTTGATATTAAAATTATCAGTACCCGTTGGGGTGATACTCCAATGGATGCTTTAAATTATGATAATGAATTTCACAAATGGGTTGTAGATAATATTTTACCACAATTAAATGAGAAGCCTGATGTGTATATACAGGTAACTGTACCAAACGAATTTCAACAAGTTGGTCATTACAATATAGGAATCACTGCAGCAATTGAAACAACGGTTTGTTCTATTGATTGGATACATGGGTGTAATCGCATGGACTTAATAGTTGTTCCATCTGAACATGCTAAAATAAGTTTAGCAGGTACAATATATAATGAAGCCGATAAGCAAACGAATCAAATAATTAGACAGCACAGGATAGAAAAACCAATAGAGGTTCTTTTTGAAGGATTTGATGAAGTTGATTTCGGAACTTCTAATATAAAAACTATATCAGAATTGGATACAATTAAAGAAGATTTTGCATTTTTATTTGTAGGACATTGGTTGCGAGGTGATTTAGGAGAGGACAGAAAGAATGTAGGAATGATGATTAAAACATTCGCAATGGCATTCAAAAATGAAAAAATAAAACCTGCATTGGTTTTAAAATCATCGCATGCTGGATTTAGCGTTAGAGATAGAGAGGCAATATGTGCTAAAATAAAATCTGTATTGGGTGATGATTTTGGTAAAGTTCCAGTTTATTTATTACATGGTGATGTATCTGCTCAACATTTGAATGGTGTATATAATCATCCAAAAATAAAAGCAATGCTAAACTTCACAAAAGGTGAAGGGTTTGGTAGACCATTGTTGGAATTCAGTCTGACAGGGAAACCTGTGATTGTTTCAAACTGGAGTGGTCATTTGGACTTCTTAAAAGAAGGTGCAGTTTTGCTAGAAGGAGAATTAAAGAATGTACACGAATCAGCTGCAGATCAATTTTTATTAAAAGAATCACAATGGTTTAATGTTAATATATCAAAAGCATTGCCTGTAATAAAGGATGTTTATAAAAATTATGATAAGTATAAAACTGCATCCATTCAATTGGGAAAACATAATAGAGAACAATTTAGTTTAACAAAAATGACAGAATTGTTCGATGTTATTTTGAACAAATATGGTATTTATACTAAAACACAACCAAAATTTCAACAATTACAATTACCAAAATTGAAAATGTTAAATAAATAATGGCCAACTATAACCCGATATATCGTAGATTTATAGATGATAAAAATACAATTACCCCTAACAAAATGACTAGGGGTAATTTTTACATAATAAAAGAATACACATATGCGGATGGTACAAAAGAAAAATATACAGAAATATCAGCTCCAATAATATTTACGTTATTTGTATCGGTAGCAAAAGATATAATACATTGTGTTAAAGTATCAAATGTAAATCCAAATGCAATAAAACGATTTTTTGGTAAATTTATAAATGAGGAAACTGAAAAATTACAAATGAAGGGAGGAGCAAAAAATATTTACTCTAATATTGTTAGTAAAGTACCAATTGTCACACAGGAAGCATATAGAACATACAATATAACTGGCATTAAAAAGGTAGTAAAACTTAAAATGGATGTTAATGAATTGACTCCTAAAAATAAAAACGTTACTGGGATTGATACAAAATCCCAAAAGAAAAATTTATAAAAAATGACATCAAAAGAATATGTTATATGGCTTAACGGTTTCGTAGAAGCCTGCCACGAATATGCACCAACTCCAAAACAATGGGATGCATTAAAAGATAAGTTAGCAGAAGTTAGTGATGAAGAAAAATCAATTGGAATTACAATGGGTTCGGGTGGATGGGGAGTTCCAAATATAACACCCAATAGTACACCATATACAATAAATTGTAGTACGGGTTCATCTGGAACAACAACCGGTGGTTACATAGTAACAACTACACCTGGGACTACGGGATTTATTACAGCATGCAATTATCCATATACAACAACTATATGGAATCCAAGTGGGTCTGCATGGAGTTACACAAATAGTACAAATAAAGATATAAACGAAGAAAATGAAAATAAGTTACGCAATAACGGTTTGTAATGAATTTGATGAAATAATTAAATTACTTACACAACTATTAAACTACAAAGGAAATGATTCCGAAATTGTAGTTTTATTAGATACACCAAAGTCCTCTCCCGAATTAATTGAATATTTGGAATTACAAGCAGAGGCAAATTATATTACATTGATAGAATCTGAATTTAACAATGATTTTGCACAATGGAAAAATTTCTTGAATTCACATTGTAAAGGTGAGTGGATATTTCAATTGGATGCAGATGAAGCTTTGAGTCCTGATTTGATTGTAAATTTGGAAGAACTATTAGATACCAATTCTGACAAAGATATGATAGTTGTTCCCAGAATTAATATAGTAAATGGATTAACCGATGAACATATACAAAAATGGAGATGGATAGTTAATGAGAAAGGTTGGGTTAATTTCCCTGATGTTCAGACGAGAATATACAAAAATTCAAAAAAAATTGGTTGGGTAAATAAAGTTCACGAAAGAATAGTTGGATTTGAAAATTATACAGCATTTCCAACTGATGAAATTTATTGTATAAAGCATATTAAAGATATCCAAAGACAAGAGAAACAAAACAATTATTACGATACTTTATGAAGATAACATTTATATATGATTATAAACCTGGAGAAGTTTGGTCAACTCCGATGGCATTGGTTAATGAATTTTCTAAAAGGGGTTGGGAAACTGATATAATACCGATTACCGCAAAGGATGATTCCCAATTACAACTGTGGATTCAGCAAGATATACATACTGATATTGTATTATTTATGGATTGGGGTAGAATTTATTCTAAGTGGTTGGATAAATCATTAAAACCAAATGCATTTTGGATACAAGAAAGTGGAGATGATCCACAAAATTTTGAAAGAAATTCCCCAAAAGCTAGTAAATTTCACTATACAATTACTCCTGATTATGATTCTTATTTCAGATATAAATCTATGGGAATAAATGTGGAATGGATAACGCATTTTGCAGATACAGCCATACAATATCCTATGAATTTAGAACCAGAATACGTTGCAGTTACTACAAGAGGATTTGGTAATTCTCAATTTTTAGATTATCTTACAAACTGGTCACAAGGTGCAATTGGTAATAAGAATGGAATGGAAGGAATAGAGCATACCAAATTTCTGAATAAAGGACTAATGATTATTCAGAATAGCAGGTGGGGAGAGGTAACTAGACGAATTTTTGAAGGTATGGCGTGTGGTAAGATGGTATTAACAGATAGATTGAATAATAATAAGAAACTAAATGAACTATTTAAAGAAAATGAAGAAATAGTTTTTTATGACAATATAGTCGATTGTATAGAAAAAATAAATTACTACAATGATAATAAAGAAGAGAGAGAAAAAATTGCGATGAGTGGCATGAAAAAAGTTATAGAAAACTATACACAAATTCAAGTAGTTGATAAATTAATAACGGAATTCAATAATTTTAAAAAAAATAAATAATGGCATTATTAAAATTAGATTGTCAATCAAGCGTTAAATCGCAAGGAAAATTTGTCACTCAAATAATACATTTTGTAGGTGGAGAAAAACGAACTTTTGAAAATATAGAATCGGAATATATTAAGCAAGGTCAGTTTACTAAACTTATGACAAGCGATGGTAGAATGATTTTGATAAACGATAAAAATGTATTATGTATAGAGGTATTTCAACAACCATAGATGTGAATAAATTACCAAACGGAAGATAATGACAAAATTAATTATATTTGATTTGGATGGAGTATTAGTAGAAGCCAAACAAATACACTTTGATACCTTAAATAAAGCATTGTGGGAAATTGCAAAAAGTAACAAATATGTAATTTCGGAAGCAGAACATTTATCAATTTATGATGGATTAAAAACCAATCAGAAATTAGAATTACTTACTCAAAATAAAGGTTTACAAAGAAATGCATATGATATTGTTTGGAATAGAAAACAACAATTGACAATAGAAGCAATATCAGAATTAAAACCAGATTTGCAAAAAATTGAATTATTTAAAGAATTACGAGATAGGGGATATAAGTTAGCATGTGCTTCAAACTCAATTAGAAGGTCTGTGTTGGTTATGTTAGCAAAGATAGGTATAATTGAGTATATGGACTTAATCATCTCTAATGAAGATGTAAAGAACTCAAAACCGCATCCTGAAATGTATTGGAAGGCAATGAGTATGATGGGTGTATTACCGGAAGAAACTTTGATTGTAGAGGATTCTCCGCACGGATTATTAGCGGCAAGTAGAAGTAGAGCAAATGTTCTAAGAGTAGATAATCCAAAAGATTTGGTAATATCAAAAATTATTAGTAAATTGGATGAAACAAAACAAAATATGAATATTCCAAAATGGCAAGGTGGTAAGTTAAATGTACTTATACCAATGGCAGGCGCTGGAAGTAGATTCCAAGCAGCGGGTTATACTTTTCCAAAACCACTAATTGATGTTGAAAATAAACCAATGATTCAGGTTGTGGTGGATAATCTAAATATAGAAGCCACATACATCTATGTAGTACAAAAAGAACATAGAGCAAAATATAATTTAGATACTCTATTAAATCTAATTACTCCAAATTGTAAAATTGTAGAAGTAGATGGTTTGACAGAAGGAGCTGCATGTACTACTCTATTGGCTAAAGAACATATTGATAATGATGCTCCATTGGTTATGGCAAACTCTGACCAATTTATCGAATGGGATAGTAATGAGTTTATGTACAAAATGATTGAACAAAAAGTAGATGGTGGAATTGTGACATTTACAGCAACACATCCAAAATGGTCATTTGCTAAAGTAGATGAATACGGATATGTTACGGAAGTTGCAGAGAAGAATCCAATTTCAGATATCGCAACCGTTGGAATTTATTATTGGGCAAAGGGTTCGGATTATGTAAAGTATGCAGAACAAATGATTGATAAGAATATCAGAACTAACAATGAATTCTATACTTGTCCAACTTTCAATGAAGCAATTGACGATGGTAAAAAGATTAAAACATTTAACATTCAAAAAATGTGGGGATTAGGAACGCCCGAAGATTTGAAATATTATTTAGAAAATAAGAAATGATACTGATATCACATAGAGGAAATATTAATGGAAGATTTAAAGATTTAGAAAACAAACCCGAATATATTGAGAATGCGTTACGCTTGGGATATGATGTTGAAATTGATGTGTGGTTTATTGATGGTAAGTTTATGTTAGGACACGATGAACCACAATACGAAACTGATTATAAATTTTTGATGAATGAGAAGTTATGGTGTCATGCTAAACACTTGGATGCATTATTTGAAATGAAAAAATATGCAATTCATTACTTTTGGCATGAAACTGATACTGTGACTCTTACATCTAAAAATTATGTTTGGGCATATCCGGGCAAACAACCAATTAAAGGAAGTATAGCTTGTATGCCTGAATTAAAAAATGATAATGTATTATTATGTAAAGGAATTTGTTCAGATTATATAAATGATTATAAATGAAAGTAGCATTATGTATCTCAGGAAAACCGAGAAGTTCTATGTTTTGTTATCCGTATATCTACGATGCATTTATGAATAACGAACACCAAGTTGATGTTTTTATTCATAGTTGGGATGAATGTAGAGCATTGGATTTATACAAACCAAAAAAATTGGAAATGAATTCCGATGCAGCTGCATTGAACATGTTACTTCCAATGTTAAATTTAAATGGTGTAAAAATCGAAGGAAACGTTCAACATAATACATTGATGTATTATTCTATCAAAGCGTGTTTTGATTTAATAGATGATGAATATGATATTATAATTAGAGCTAGATTTGATTTATTACTTCAACCAAAATTTGATATCGAAAGTATATTGAGTGATTTAAAAAATAAAAAATATGACATCTATATACCAAATGAAGAATTTAATATGGGTGGATATAATGATCAATTAGCAATAGGAACGCCCTATGCAATGAAAATTTATTCAGATACATTTTTTAATCTAAATAAATTTGCAAATGAATTGGGTAGATGGCATCCTGAAACATTTTTAGGAAAACAATTAAAAGACAATGGTATAAATGTATATCAAACGCATTGGGATTATAGGTTAGTTAGAAATGTAGATGTAACTACACATTGGCCAGAAAATCCATACAAATTTTTAAACTTATAAAATATGAAAATAAAAATAGAAGTAGGTGCAAATAAAGGTACAGAAACTAAAGAAATGGCAAAAGATGGTTCAATTGTTTACGCATTTGAACCAACATATGAATTATTGATAGAATACCTGTGGCCACTAGCATACGAAAACAAAAACATAAGAATTTTACCTTTTGCGGTAGATTCGGAAAATTCATTTAAACAATTCAATATTGCCGGACATTGGGATTGGGGTTGTAGTAGTTTGTATGAATTTTCCGATAATTTAAATGAAACGTGGCCTGGAAGGGTTGATTTTAAAAAAACACACTCATATACAGTTCCAACTATTACATTACATGATTTTTGCGAATTATATAAAATTGAAACAATTGATTTTTTACACATAGATGCGCAAGGAAATGATTTTAATGTTTTAAAATCTTTAGAAAATAAAATATCAATTGTAAAAGAAGGTGTAGTAGAAGCATCAAAAAATGTTGAATTGTATAAAAATACAAATAATAAAGTTGATAATATAAAAGAATATTTAAAATCAAATGGATTTGAGATAATAAATGAAACTATAAATGATGCGGTAGAAGCTGAAGTAAATATTCATTTCAAAAAAATATAAAATATGGAAAAATTACCAATTAGTATAGGGATATTATCCTGGCATAGTGGACAAGTATTGGTAGATACTTTAACCACATATTACGAAAATGGTTTATTAGATATGGTAAACGATGTGAATATTCTATTTCAGGAAGTGACACCACAGGATATGGAAATCGCGAGACACTTTGGATTGGATTTCATAGGTTTACAAAAGAACATAGGAATAGGACAGGCATTCACTCGTTTAACTCAAAATGCAAAAGAAGATTACGTTTTAGTATTAGAACATGATTGGAATTTGATTGAAGATACACAAACCACATATGATAGATTAAAAAGAAGTTATCAAGCAATTGAAATGGGAATGAACGTTGTTCGTTTAAGACATAGACGACAACCAGGAAATCCACATTTTTCATTTAGAAATATAGGTAAAGAACTTACTTATTATGATGATGAGATTGAATGTACCTCACCACACTTATTAGATTCATTACATTGGTTAGACCCATCGGTCGAATTCCCTGATTTGATAAAAAAATCGGAAGATATGTTTTGGACTACATCTCGTTATGGTAATTGGACAAACAACCCATGTCTTTATAAGAAACAATTTTATTTAGATGTAGTTAGACCATTTGCAGGTGAAGGAATTGGATTGGAAGGAAATATTAGTAAATGGTGGGCACAACAAGAATATAAAGTAGGACACAACGAAGGATTATTCATGCACAACGATTGGCAAAAATACGGAAGATAAAAATTATAATAATATGGCAAACGGAATTTATAAAATAACAGAAGAATTTGAAAATGCATTAGGTGATTATACCGGTGCACCCTATGTAGTTACACTTGATAATATGAGTAATGCTTTATTTTTGGCATTATACTACGAACATCATGTCAAAAAAAATATACCAAATGGAATAGTTTCTATACCTTGTAGAACATACCCATCTGTACCTTGTGAAATCATTCATGCAGGTTTGAAAGTTGATTTTGAACCTGTAAAGGGTAAAACTATAAAAGGTGCATACAATTTAAAAGGTAGTAATGTATGGGATAGTGCATTAAGTTTTACGGCAGATATGTACAAACCAGAAACACATATGTGTATTTCATTTACTGGTCCTTATAAACATTTTAAATTAAGTAAAGGTGGTGCTATTTTAACTGATAGTGAGGAAGCATATTTCTGGTTCAAAAGAGCAAGATATAGTGGTAGAAGAGAATGTTCATACCACGAAGACCACTTTGATATGTTAGGATGGAATTTTTATATGATGCCAGAATTAGCTGCAAGAGGATTATTATTAATGAATCAATTTTATACAACAAGAGGTGATAAAAAAGTAAATGAGGATTTGGAATTACCATATCCAGATTTATCTAAATTTGATATTTACAAACAATAGTATTTGGAAATATCAAATATATTTTGTATATTTACTTTATAAAACATATTACATGCAAAATTTACTTTCTATAATAATTCCATCATACAATAGACATGAATTATTAGTAGATATTATAAATAAACTAACTAATAATTTCAAAACGTTAAATTTTGATGATTATGAAATTGTTGTTATAAACAATGGTACTAAGAAAAATACATCAACCAACGTTACTGAAAATACTAAAATATATAATTTTGAAGATAGAATGTATCCTGGCATTGCCAGAAATGTGGGTATAGAAAATTCTAAATCAGAATGGATTTGGTTTATTGATGATGATGATGAAGTATTATTTGAAAATATAAAAAATATATTAGATTTAATAAATACATCCAAATTTGATGTAATTGCACATTCTTTAAAATTAAAATACAAAGAAGCAGAATCAAAAAATGAACTATTAGAAAATATTCTCTTATTTAAAGAAAAGCAAGAATTATTTAACTACATTTTTAAACGTGATATCGTAGAAAGTAACAAACTAAAATTTTCAGATGGACTCCATGAAGATATCAGATACGTTGCAGAATTGATTTTGTACTCAAAAGAAGTAAAAATATTAGATTATAAAGTATATAATAAAATTACTAGAGATGATTCTATTACTAGAAAATTAAATTCTGATAGAATAGATGGATATATAAATGCAATATCGGAAATTCTAAATATAAATGAACCGACTATTCAAAATTTAAAAAATCAAATTATATTACAATCGTTGGGAACGATTTTATATTTAATAAATAAATGTGATATAAGTGAAAAAAGTATTTTTATAAATTATCTGGAACAAAAGTTTCCTGATGAATTTAGAAAATGTATAACTAAAAAATATACGGAAAAAAGTACTAATTTTAAATACGCATCATCTTTATTCTTAAATAAGACAAATACTGAAAAATTTATAGATGATTTGGATTATTGCTTCAAAAGTTATTTATCTTGTAAAGATTTAAAAAATTCTATATTCTTCGGACCAGGTGAAATAATTGGTTGTTGTAAACGTTTTTTCTACAAAGGAAAAATGAAAGGAGATGTCGTACTAATGAACAATACAGCCGATATAACATTGAATAGTATATTGGATAGAAAAAAAGAAGTAGAAGATTTGATTAATGCGGATAGCTACGAAGAATGTGAAGGTTGTCCGTATTTGCAAAGATTTGAAAAAAATAATAATGAAAAAGTAAATTACATTTCTTTAGAGAACTTTACTTATTGTAATATGAGATGTACATATTGTGCACCTAAATACTACGGAGGTAAAGAGCCTGCATATGATACCGATACTATAATATCTGATTTAATAAACGGTGAGTATTTAGGAAACGATGTTCACATTGTTTGGGGTGGTGGTGAACCTACATTAAAGCCTAAATTTGATGAAATAACAAATAAGTTATTAAATAGTGATAAGGTTTCTAAAATCAGAGTCCTCACCAATAGTCTTAGATTTTCCAATGCTTTGAGTGAAATGACAAGAAATGAAAAAATTAGAATAGTTACGAGCATAGATGCTGGAAGTCAAACTAAATTTAAAGAAGTACGGGGTAAAGGTGAAATTAGAAAAGTTTTAGAAAATCTTAAAATTTATAATCAAACCATAACTGCATCTGAAAATTTAACTATAAAATATATTTTAACAGAGGATAACTATTATTCGGATGAATTGGAAGAATTTGTTAAAGTTATAAAAGAATTTGGATTTGAAAATAATTTTTTACAAATAAGTTGTAACTTTAAATTAGAAACACCAACTCAAGAAATGACATATGCAATATATGAATTAGCTGGTAGGTTGTTGAATAATGGATTTCAATTTGTTTACTTTGATGATTTAATTAGAGATAGATTAAACATTTCAGAGGAACTAGCTGAAAACATAATAGAATTTTTAAAATCAAAAAATTTATTTCATAAAAATATACTATCACATCATAACCAACAAAATGCAATATTATGGGGAGATGGGTATCAATCCAAATGGATAAAGAATAAAACATTATTTGGTAAAAGTGGAAATATTATTAAGGTTGTATCTAGTAAATCAGAATTAACCGATGATGATTTAAAAAGTGATACTCTAATATGCCCCGCAGCTATACAGTCATTGCCAGAAATATACAAAGAAATTAAAAAATCAAACTTATTAGATAAAATTATATTTGCAATTTTCATATGAAAAATAGATTAAAAGTAGCAATCATAGGTGGTGGGTTAAATTCGGCAGTAGGTTATGCACATTACTCCGCAATCGTTTTATCAAATAAATTTGAAATCGTTTGTGGAAATTTTAGTAGGAATGGTGACACCAATAATAAAACCGCAGAAGTGTATGGAGTTACTAAGTTATACAATGATTATAAAGTAATGTTATCAGAACAAAAATATAATATAGATGCTGTTGTTATACTAACACCCAGTGATCAACATTTTGAACAATTGATGTATATTACTGAATTGAAAATACCTATTGTTTGTGAAAAATCATTAATAGCAAACAATTCAGAACTACAAGAATTAAAAGCAAAAAATAAAGATAATTTTATAGCAGTTGTTTTTAATTATCTATGCTATCCTATGTTGAAAGAATTGAGGGAAATTATCAAAAGAGGTGATTTAGGAAAGATATTACAAATTCAAATTGAAATGCCACAAGAAGGGTTTTTAAAACATAATTTGGGACAACCACTCAAACCACAAGGTTGGAGATTAATTGATGGAGAAGTTCCGACATTATCATTGGATTTGGCAACACATACATATTCAATTGTAAAATTCTTAACGGAGGAACAACCTATTGAAGTTGTTGCGGTTGAAAATAATTTTGGAAATTTTGAAAACGTAGTAGATGATATAAACTGTATTGTAAAATATACGAATAATATAGTTTGTAATATGTGGTATAGTAAAGTTGCATTGGGTAATAGAAATGGATTGAGAGTTAGAATATACGGAACTAATGGAAGTGCGGAGTGGTATCAATTAGAACCAGAAATGATACACATATCAGATAAAACAGGAAAAGTATCAGTTGTGGATAGGGGTTCGGAAAATTTAATAGTAGCAAATCAATTTAAATATAATAGATTTAAAGTAGGACATCCAGTTGGTTTCATAGAAGCTCTTGCAAACTTTTACGAAGATGTTTATGATGATTTTCACAAAGTAAATGATGTAAAAGTAACTTATGGTATAGAGGAATCCGAAGAGTGTATTAAATTATTAGAAGCTATTTCAAAATCTGCAAGAAATAGAAACTGGATTAAAATATGAAAAAAGTTTTATTGTTAGATACTAATGTTGCATCATTTCCGATTTATGAATTCTTACTTAAAAACGGATATGATGTATATGTTGCGGGTGGTAAAGTAAATGATTGTTTGGCTAAATATACAGAAAAATATATTAACTTTGATTATTCTGATATAGATTTATTAAATAGAGTAATAGATGAGTATAGTTTTGATTATTTGGTTCCTGGTTGTAATGATATGTCTTATATATGTGCAACAAAAGCAAATAATAATTCTAAATTTTTTGGATTGGATACCACCGAAAATTCCGAATTGATAAATAATAAACTCAAGTTTAGGAAATTTGCAATAGATAATAAATTAAATGTTCCACAAATATATTCAAAAGATGGAGCATATAAATCAAATGAACCAATAATAGTAAAACCAGTTGATGCTTATAGTGGCAGAGGTGTATCGGTTGTAAAAACTAATAGCAAACAATATATAGATGATGCAATAAGCAATGCAATTCAATATTCAAAGAATGGTGAATGTGTTATAGAAGAATATGTTGAAGGACAATTATATAGCCATAGTGCATTTTTACGAAACAAAGAAATTTTTATTGATTTTTTTGTGATAGAAGATGGAACTACTAACAAATTCACAGTTGATACCAGCCACGTTGTTTATGATTTTCCTACTGAAATACAAATCGAAATTAAAAAACAAATTGAAACGATTGCAGAAAAGCTAAATTTAGTAGATGGATTAATTCATACTCAATTTATTAAAACAAAAAATTCTTTTAAAATAATTGAAGTAACAAGGAGATGTCCGGGTGATTTGTATAATTTTTTAATAGAAAATTCAACAGGATTTAATTATGCAGAATTTTATACCAGACCATTTATTAACCAAAAAATTGATGGTACTAATATAAAAACTAAAAATGATTATATATTAAGACATACTATATCCGTAGATAAACTTACAGGTTTTATAGGAATTGAATTCAATGAAGAAGTGAGTATAAAACAATTTATACCTATGGCTATAACGGGAGATATACTTAAAGAAAGTCCTTTTAGTAGATTTGGACTTATTTTTGTTGAATGTAAATCATATGAAAATTTAAAAAGTTTATATCATAATATCTTAAATAGAAAATTTTATCAATTGAAATAATATGAACAATACCATAAGTTTTATTTATGTACCTTATATCCACTTTGAAGCATATAAATACTCTCTTCAAAATCTGAGAGAACATTATCCAGAATCAGATGTATTCATTTATTTTGATTCTTTTAGAGATGATATTGAAAAGTATAAAGAGATTGCATTGGAATATAATTGTAAATTTATATTAAGAGATGAGAAGGTTTTTTATACAGATAGAAATGCTTCATTTGAAATTAATAGTAAAAAAATGATTGAGATATCAAAAAGACTTATACATTCATGTGAAAATACAAACTCAGAATGGATGATGATTTTTGAAGAAGATGTTATAATAAAAAAGAAAATAGAAAACTTTCCAAAAGCAGATGTTGGTACGGCTAGATGTTATTTCAGGCCAGGTGGAGGTTCGGTATTTAAAAGATTGGCATACTTAGATGCAATAAAAAAAGCCGATATACCAAAAATTATGGAAACTACTATAAATGGAAGTTGGGCAGCAGATGTTGTATTGGAAAATGTACTTAGATTAAACGAAGCAACTTTTGAAGAATGGAGGGAATTGGCAGAACCGGAACATCGTGATAACCTTCCTCACTCCGTTTATCATGGTTATAAAGATTTATACAATAAATAAAAAAAATATGAAAGAAGAGGTAAAAAAACTATTTGTATGGCCAGATGAGATGCCAAATGTACCAAAAGATTCACATCATTGGTTCGGTGAAGGGAATAAACGTGTTCTAAATAATTTAATAGATGAATTAAATCCTGAGTTTATTCTAGAATTGGGTAGTTGGACCGGTGCAGGATCTACCAGTTTTATTTTAAATAAAGCACCAAATTCACAATTGGTTTGTATAGATCATTGGGGAACTGAATTACATATTCACGTCAAACAGAAAGCTTGGGAAACAACACCGGAAGAATTACAACGTATCAAAACATTGTGGGAAACATTTTTGGTAAATACGTGGGAGCATAAAAATCATTTGACACCTATTAGAAAAACAACCATTGATGGTTTACAATTTTTAAAACCATTGAATATACCTTTTGGTTTAATTTATATAGATGCACATCATGATTACGAAAGTGTATTACATGATATAACGATTTCAGGTGAAATATGGCCTGATGCTGTTATATGTGGAGATGATTATAATTGGCCCGATGGTGGAGTTAGTAGTGCAGTAAACGAATATGCTGATAAAAATAATTTAAACGTAATTGTAAATGAACAATGTTGGTATTATAGTAAAAAAAGTTAATAAAATAATATGAAAGATGTAGTTATTGGATGTATAACAAATTATACTTTTGAAAATATAAAAATATTTGTAAATTCATTAGAAAGAAGTGGATTTGATGGATATAAAGTTATGGTGGTATATAATGTACCAAAATCAACAGTTGATGAATTACAAAATAGAGGATGGATTGTAATGTCATTTAATTATGATGAGAAAAATCAATGGTATGTTTATAAAGATAAATTTATAGTAACGGTTGATAGGCATTTACATTATTATTTAGCATTACAACAATTGGATGAACAATTTGGTGATATTAGATATGTTATAGCGCCAGATCCCAAAGATGTGATATTTCAGTTAAATCCTTCAAAGTGGTTGGAAGAAAATTTAGGCGATAAGAAAATAAATGTAGGATCTGAAAGTGTTAAATACAAAGATGAAACTTGGGGAAGAAGTAATTTAATAGAAAGTTTTGGTGAAGTGATATATGATAGATGTAAAGATAATTTAATATATAACGCAGGAACCATCGCAGGTGAGTGGAAATCAATGTGTGAAATGTTTATCAATGTTTATTTAATGTGTCAGGGAAGTCCAAGTATGACTCCGGACCAAGCTGCATTGAATGTTACATTATCATTGGAGCCATTCAAATCCATCACAAGATTTACACCATCCGAAGATAGTTGGGCATGTCAAGCTGGTACAACGGTTGACCCAATTAAATTGGAACAATATGGTAATAAATTAGTAGAACCATCACCATATTTAGATGGAGATATTGTTAAAACGAATATAGGAACTCCATTTACTTTGGTCCATCAATATGATAGAATACCTGAATGGAATGTGGTACTTACAAAAAAATATGAATAATGATTATAGGAACTGGTGATATAGCATCAATATTAAGTGATAGGAAAGGTGCAATATTTTTTGCTGCTGGAGTTTCAAATTCATCGGAAACAAGAGAATCTGAATTTAATCGTGAATACGAATTATTAGATAAGCAAGATAGAAACAAGTGTATATTTTATTTTAGTTCAATTGTATTAGACGATATTACAAAAAATAATGATTATTTTGCACATAAAAGAAGAATGGAATTACTTGTAAAATCTAATTTTGAAAACTATAATATTATTAGAATTGGTAATATTACATGGGGAAATAATCCAAATACTTTTATTAACCACATTAGAAATAAAATTAAAAACGGAGAACCTGTTGAAATAAAAGATGAATTTAAATATTTGATTGATAAGGAGCAACTGCTTTTATTAACAAATAACCTACCATTGGTAGGTCAAAACACAATAAGCGTATTTGGCAGAATGGCCAAAGTAAAAGAATTAATATGAAAGGTATAATTAGTATATTTGCACTCCCACAAGAGATTGAGGATTTGGCAGGAACTTTAGAAAAATTAAAACGTAATTCGGTATATGTTACAGATAAATTCCAATATAAAGTGGAAGTAACTATGTGTCTTTCAGATGAATTAACCGATTGGAAAGAAATGCAATTGCCAAAAAGTTATTTTGAAGATAGAGCAAATGAATTATGTGCTAAATATTTGGATTGGTGTTCGTATGAATGCGTGATTGAAGAAACTACAAAAATATTAGGGTGCGTATCTCAAAGAAGAGAATCATTAAAGAATAATCAGGACGCAGATTTCTTTATATGGTTAGATTGTGATATTGTATTTAAAGATACTACATTGTATTACGCATCATCCGCATATGAAATGACCAAAGCAGCTGGTTTATATAATGTAGTAGTAACTCCTCAATTTGTTAAACAATGGGATAGCACTTGGGATATTATAGCAAATAAAAAATACATAAATTATCCAATTAATTATCATTTAAATTGTAACATATATAAAGAAGGATTGCCTGAATTATCCGAATTAAACGTTACTCAAGTTAATGGATTTAAATTTGCAGGTGGATGGTTTACGTTGATATCAAAAGATTTGTTGAATAGAGTGGGTGTACCTGAATCATTTGGACATTATGGATTAGAAGATACATTTATTATGGCTTGCAGTTATATGATGCATCAGAAAGGTGAGCAAGTTTCTCAATTTGTATTAGAAAATTTAATAGTTGGCGAAAATCACTTAAATAGAGCAAATGAATCTATTAAAAAATACATAAAATCAATAGACAAAAAGGAAGAATTTAAAAAAGTTGCACATTCTAATTGGGAAAATGAAATAAATTTATTTAATAAAAAATAATTAAATATTTATATTAGTAATATAAAATACTATGAAATTTAAAGTGACCAACGAAAAGGCCTGGAAGTCTGTTAATGAAAAGAATATTCCAATGTCCCATAAGATAAAAATATATGAAAAACTAGGTGGGGCATATCGACTTGGTAACGATGGGGGTGAACAGGTATTCAATAAGATGACAGAGTTGTTGAAACACAAAATGCAGGAGGAAACTACAGCTGGAGATCATGAAGTATCTATGTCACTTGGCCAATTGGATGATGTTATAAAAAATGCAAATGAACTTAAAGCCAAAATAGGTACAAACGAAAAGAATTTACCTGGGTGGATTCAAGATCATATTTCACAAGCACAAAACTTTATAGATCAGGCAAACACAGGCTATCACGAATTGAAAGGAGGTGAATCAGATGGATAATTTATACACAGTCATAATAACGGCGATAGTAACATTGGGTGGAACGAGTGCATTTAACTATTATGAAAAACGATCGGTAAGAAAGGATAAAGAAGATGATTTTATGAGAATAGATTGTCGTGATCGTATTGCAAAATTAGAAGCTCTTTTAATTCAAAGTTCTAAAGAAAAAGATGAAATGAGAGCATTGATTTTACAATTAACCGCACAAGTTGCGGAATTGAGAGTTAAAGTTGAATTTTTAAGTGAAGAGAATGATAAGTTGGCAAAAGAACAAAAAAAGAAAATATTGAATGGTTAATCCAAAATCTATATTGAAAGAGTTTTTTCAAACATCGGTTGGTATGTGGAATGGTATGAAGATTGAGTTGGGAAAGGTGTATGGAAATCCATTCGTAAATTCATTTGAATCGGTAAATGAGGCAGATATGCCACCCGGTAAAAAATTAAGAGTATTTGATTTTGATGATACATTGGTAAAAACAAATTCACACATTTACATTACGCATAAAGATGGTAAAAAATCCACATTGACTCCTGGTGAATATGCTGTGTATGAACCAAAAGAAACTGATCTTTTTGACTTTTCTGATTTTCAAAAAGTATCTCAACCACAAGAAATTAAAGGAATTACAAATTTATTAAAAAAAATAGTTAGTTCGGAGGGAGAACGTAAAATAGTTATTCTTACTGCAAGAAGTGCATATAAACCGGTTAAAGATTATTTGAAAGACATTGGATTATCTGGAATATATGTTGTTGCGTTGGGTGATGGTAATCCACAAAAGAAAGCAGATTGGATTGAAGATAAAATAAAAAAAGGATATAATGATGTATTCTTTATAGATGATTCTCATAAAAATGTATCAGCAGTTGGGAAACTTAAACAAAAATATCCAAACATCAAAATGAGGGTTCAGCAAGCTAAACATGAGATTCCTGCACCTCCAAAACAAATTGATTCAAAATCAAATCAAAATAAAAAGAATGATATTACAAAATTATCATCTTTGATTCCAAAAAAAGATTTAGATAAAACGATAAAAAATCCTGAAACAGGAAGAATGATAAAAGTAAAGTCTGCATTGAACTATGATGAAAAATCAAAAGCATATCAATCGGCGGTTAGGTTATTAAAAAAATAAAATATGGTTTATCTGTTACATGGGCAGCCTGGATGTGGAAAAACATCTATTGCAAAAAAATTACAAATTTGGTTACAAACCGATAAAAAAAATTGGAGAAAATCCGTATTTCATATTGAAGAAGGACAAACCGAAAATCCATTTGAAGTTGCAAGATATTTAAATGAATGTGGAAATGATGTAGTTATGTCATTGGTTTGTCCAAAATTAGAAGATAGAGAGAAATATAAATATCAGTTTCCAATGCTAGATATATACTTACACACTACTAGTTCACGACTTTTAAATTACAATAGAATAGAAAATTACGAACCACCTGTAATGTTTTGTATGAAAATAGATACCACAAGATCAACCGATGAAACCTTTGCAGGATTAATAAAAATTTTAATTTGATATAGTTATTAGTATTAAATTAAAGGTTATTAGTATGGAAAACGAAGAATTTTTCCCAAATTTAGAAATAAAGGAAAAAATTACAAAACGGGGATTGGGAGCACGTCCTATAATGGAATCCCAAATTAAAGCAGCACAAGCAAAATCAAAATCTGCATTCGAAGCAGCAAGAACTTTAGGTGTATCTTATAACACATATAAGAAATATGCTAAACTTTATGGTATTTTAGAAGATTTAAAAAATCCATATGGTATTGGAATTGAGAAAGCAAAATCCATAAAAAATAAAAAATATCACATAGATGATTTGATTGCAGGTAAGCATTTAAAATATCCATTACATAAATTTAAAAATAAGTTATTTGATAGTGGATATGTTCCAAAAGTTTGTTGCAGTTGTGGATTTGGTGAAGAAAGAATCACCGATGGAAAGATGCCACTACTTATTGATTTTTTGGATGGAAACTTAAATAATCGTAAATTGGAAAATATCAGACCACTTTGTTACAATTGTTTTTTCCTATTAGTAGGAGAGAGAAATGTTAAAAATTGGTATGAAGAAAATGGTGGAATACCAGAAGAACCTGATTTGGAAAATACATAAACTTTTCTTATATTTATATCGTTATGGCAAAAAGCACTAAAGAAAACTTAAGTAAAAATGAAAAACCTATAAAGTTCGAATACATATTCGAAGATGAAGAATCTAGAAGTATTTGGAAATATGATTTGAATAAACAACCAAACGGCCCTATATCGGTTGAATATCATTGGAAATCGCATTTTCTAAAAGAGATAGAACTTCGAAAGAAACGCGGAAGATAATTTGTTATTATAAAATTTATTCCGTATATTTACACAATAATAAAAAACAAAAAATGGAAAACAAAAAAGAAGAATTGTTTCAACAAATGAAACAATTATGGGAACAATTTGAAGCAGAGCACTTTAAAGCAACAAAAGTGTCTCAAAAGAATGCAAGAACTATTATTGGTGACTTGAAAAAACTTGTCACAGATTATAGAGCCGCTTCAGTAGAAGAAACTAAAAATGGTAAGTAACAACAACGGTGTAGTGTATCTACACCTTTATTTTTTAAACAAAAACAAAAACAAATGAAGAAAGCGATTTTATCGTTAATGGTTACAGTATTTGCATTTATGAGTTATGGTCAAATCACGACCTCAGCAATTTCGGGTATTGTAAAAAATCAAAAAAATGAACCGTTGGTTGGAGCAACGATTCACGCGAAGCACACTCCAACAGGAACAGAGTATAAAACTACAACAAACAAACGTGGTGGTTACATATTACCGGCAGTAAGAGTTGGTGGACCATATGTAATTCATACATCGTTTGTAGGATTTAAGAACGTAGAAGAAAGAGATGTAAACACTCAATTGGGATTAACATCAAATGTGGATTTCATTTTAATTGATGAAGCAACCGCACTTAAAGAAGTAGTTGTTACCGGCACTAAATCTACTCTATTTTCAAAAGAAAAAACAGGTGCGGCACAACAATTCGGAAGAAGGGAACTATCCACCATTCCAATTACAGGAGCCAGAACTATTGATGGAATCACAAAATATAATCCATTTGGTAATGGTAGTTCATTTGGTGCACAAGATTCTCGTTTGAATAATTTCACAATTGATGGTTCTCAATTTAATAACAACTTCGGTTTAGGATCATCCGCATCGGCAGGTGGTAGAACGGGAGCATCAGCAATTTCATTGGATGCTATTGACCAATTGCAAGTAAACGTTGCTCCCTTTGATATTCGTCAGAGTGGGTTTACCGGCGCAGGTATCAATGCAGTAACAAGAAGTGGTACAAACGAAATTGAAGGTTCGGTATATCAAACACAAAGAGATAATGGATCTACATATGTGGGTGATAATGCTAGAGGAACGAAAGTAACTGCATCAAAGTTTGATGAGAAGGTACAGGGTTTCCGTTTGGGAATGCCAATTATCAAAAACAAATTATTTATTTTTGGTAACTATGAGGGTATTGTAAAAACCGAACCTGGAACAACTTGGATTTCAGCAGGTTCACCACTTACTGGTACACAAGTATCGCGTGTAAAGTATTCTGATATGCAAGCTCTTTCTAACTTTATGAAAGAGAAGTTTAATTATGTAACAGGTCCTTGGGAGGGATATTCCAATCAAAATTCATCTAACAAATTTTTGATTAGAACCGATTGGAACATAAACGATAAGAATAAATTAACCGCTCGTTATGTTCATCATAATTCATCCGCTGAGATTAATGTTTCGAACTCACAATCGGCAGGTGCAGGTAATAGAACAACTCAATTCAACGCAATGAGTTTCCAAAATGGTGGTTACATTATTATGGATAATACTCGTTCTGCAGTATTGGAATTGAACTCTAAACTCACTAATACACTTCACAATAACTTAATCGTTTCTTACGATAAGCAAATTGAAGATAGAGCATATATGAGTAATGTGTTTCCAACAATTGATATCAGAGATGGTTCATCAACTTATACTTCGGTAGGATTTGATCCATTTACTCCTGATAACAAATTAAACTATTGGACTTTCAATGTTACCAATAACTTAACAAAGTATTTTGAAAAACATACCTTAGTTGGTGGTTTCAATTTTCAACAATATCAATCTAATAACTTATTCTTCCCGGCATCTAATGGTGTTTACATCTTTAATAGTTTGGCAGATTTCTATACGGCAGCTAATCAATCTTTGGCAAATGGTGGTAAGCCTTCAACATTTGCACCGGCTAGATTCCAATTGAGATATTCAGCATTGCCTGATGGAATTGCACCAATGCAAACTTTGGAATCTTATAGAACTGATTTATATTTACAAGATGAATATAGTGTAACTAAAGATTTGAAATTAACAGCTGGTATTAGGGCAAACATTATTCAAATTGATAATACTGCTTTGGAAAACAAAGCCGTAACTGATATGACTTTTGCTAATGGTGAAAAGTGGAATACAGGTGTAATGCCAGAAACGCAATTATTATTTGAACCACGTTTTGGATTTAATTGGGATGTAAAGGGAAAGAAAACAACACAATTGCGTGGTGGTACTGGTATTTTTACAGGTAGACCTCCTTATGTGTTCTTATCAAATCAAATTGGAAATACAGGTGTATTATCAGGATTTATTGATGTATCAGGTCCAGCAGCATCTCAATATGGTTTTACTGCAGACCCTAACAAATATTTTATCCCATCAACTCCAACACTTCCATCTACATTCGATTTAGCATTGACAGACCCTAATTATAAATTTCCACAAGTTTGGAAAAACAATTTGGCAATTGACCAAAAGTTGCCATGGTTGGGATTAGTAGCAAGTGTTGAATTACTTTACAATAAAACACTTAATGCAGTTCATTACTACAACGCCAACTTGAAAGCACCGGTTGGTAAATTGGGTGGTGTTGACCAAAGACCTCTTTATGGTGGTACGGATGCTACCGTTAGAGTAAATAATAACGTTTCAATGGCAGCAGTTCTTACAAATAGAAATGATGCTTATAACAAATCGGCTACATTCAAATTGGAAAAGCCGGTATCTAAAGGAATTTGGGGATACGTTGCATACACTGCAGCTGATGCACAAGATTTTATGGATGCAGGTTCAATTGCTAGTGGTAGTTGGCAATCGGCATTATCGGTTAACGGAAATAATGACCTATCGTTATCAACTTCTTCTTTCGTAGTTAAAAATCGTATCGTAGGTTTGTTGGGTTATAAACTTGATTATGGTAAAAAATATGGTGGAGCAACTACATTTACATTAGGATATGTTGGTTCTCAAAACAACCCATTCTCTTATATCGTAGCAGGTGACCTTAATGGTGATAGAGTAACTAATAACGATTTATTATTCGTTCCATTAAAAGGATCGGATGTTCGTTTCGCACCATTGACAGTAGGAACTGGAACAACTGCAGTAACTTATACAGAAGTTCAACAACAACAGGCATTTGATGCATTTATTGAACAAGATGAATATCTTTCAACTCGTAGAGGTCAATATGCAGAAAGAAACGCATTGGCACTTCCTTTCTTACATAGATTTGATGTATCGGTTGTACAAGATGTATTTATGAATATTAAAGGAAAAAGAAACGCATTCCAAATTCGTTTTGATATTCTTAACTTCGGTAATATGTTGAGTAATAAGTGGGGTGTATCACAAAGAGCAGGTGTACCACAATTGTTGAACTTTGTAAGTAGAGATGCTAACAACGTTCCAACATATAGATTATCAACTCAAAGAGATGCAACAAATACTTTCTTAGCAAGAGATACATATCAATACAATTCATCTGTATTTGATGTATGGACAGCTCAATTGGGTATTCGTTACACTTTTGGTAGATAATAACTACTAAATAATAAACACAGAATGGGGAGTAGAAATATTCCCCATTTTTGTTTTGGTAAATTCAAAAAAATATAGTATATTTACATTATAACAATAAAAAATAAAAACAATGACAAAGTATTACGCAGTTACAGTTGCAATTGAAGTAGAAGATGCAAAAGGTAAAATTAAAAAACAAAAAGAAAATTATTTGGTAGATGCAATGTCCTGCACAGAGGCTGAGGCTAAATTGGTAAAGAAGTTTGTAAACGATGCAGTTAAGTTGGAATATGAAGTGGTAAAGGTTATTGAAACTAAAATCATTGAAGTAATTTAATTATGGCAACAGAAATTAAGCAAGAAAAAGAATTGGTACTGAAAAGAGTTCCACCTGGAGATAGATGGGTATTTGCAACAACACCAAATGGACAAATATGGACATCCTTAACGGATGCATTGGAAGCTTGGTATCAAAATACAGGCAATACCCAATTTTATATGGATGCAAGAAAAGGAGCAGTATCGGTTGTTACAGAAGAAGAAGTAGAAGTTCCTCTAAAACGTTTTTCTTTATACGGAGAAGATTAATTTTTTGTATTTTATTATACTTATAGTAGAAAAATAACTATTTATTGGAAAAAGAATTATTATGAAAAAATTATTTGAATTTATTAAAGGTCTATTTGTAAAATTAGATGTTCTTGAAGAAAAAGTTGAAAAAATCGTTGACAATTCGGATTTACTTTCAGCTGAACAAAAAGCTAAAGTTAAAAAAGGATTAAGTGATTTTGACAAATTTGAAGAAAAAATTGAAGATGTTGTTGAAGAATCAGAAGTTGCGGCGGTATCAGTTGAAAAGGCAGTAAAATCTAAAAATTTAGCAGATGTAACTGCGGCAGTTGAATCTGCAAAGAAAGTTGTAACAAAAGCTAAAGAAGTTGGTGAAGATGTTAAAACAATAACTAAAAAAGTTAAAGAAGTAAAAACATCTGTTCAATCTAAAAAAGTTAAATAAAAGTAAAATCAACTTTGGTAAAAAAATGAACAAATTAGAAAGAAAACTTTATAATATAATTCAAGAAGAAGAGGTCGTCAAAAATAAAAAGACCGGAAATGTTTATGTGGTTCAAAATTTTGATCCGGGTAAACATGACAAACCTTCACCTGCCGAAGTAGAAAAAGCAAAACAAGATAATGGTGGTCAACTTCCAAAAAGTGAACCACAAAATAAAAATCCAAAAGCTGGAGCACAAAAGCCAAATGAAAAACCAGTAGGGCAGAAGATTGGTGGTTCTGATTTGAAATCCAAAGCAGAAAAACCATCTTCTTCTACTACTATGTTAAAGGATTTAATGCCAGGAATTGATATGTCTAAAAAGACATTGGATCAACTAGGACCTACCGAAAGATCACAAATATCTACAATCGTAGATAAGCTTGCAGATATGGGTAAGCAAGCAAAAGAAAAAGGAGAAAAAGCTCCTAATTTCAATTTATGTAAAGTATCCGTTCCAGGAACAAACTTATATTGTGATGGTAATAAGGGTATAGAAAGAGCTGACATGCCACAATTCAAAGGAACTCCTGTTCCAGGATCACCTGCCGATAAACTACCAAAGGATGAAAGTGGTGAAGCTGATACCGAAGAATTTTTCAAACAAATGTTAAATAAGCAAGGTATTAAAGTATCAGAACCACGAGATGTACCTGCAGACCGTCTGAAAGCAACACAGAGTGAATTGGTTGGTGTTAAAGTAGCTGGTATGAGTAAAGTGTTAGATAACCCAGATCACCCTGCATACGGCAAAATAACTGCTCCTATATACGTTTCGAATGATGGATATGTATTGGATGGGCATCACAGATGGGCAGCAGTTGTTGCACACAACGCAGCAAATCCTAAGAAACAAATTCCAATGAATATTAGAGTTATTGATGAACCAATTGTACCATTAGTAAAACGTTCAAATGATTTTGCAGAAAAAATGGGTATTAGAGCTAAAAAAGCAGATACAGGCGCCGGTGGTGGTCCTTCACCTATTGTAAAATAACTTTTTGATAATAACGTTATATTTATATGAAAGTTAAATATAAATAATTATGTTATTAAAGAGAGGCGATAATAACGAAAACGTTAAGTTATTACAGATAAAATTAGGATTAGAACCTATTGGTAACTTTGGACCTAAAACCGAAGATGCAGTTAAAGCATATCAATTAAAAAATGGATTATCTCCAGATGGTGTTGTAGGTGATACAACATGGAATAAAATTATGGAAGTTAGTGTTCCAAAACCTGTTGCTGAAAAAAAAACAAATCAACCAAATCAAACTCCCCGATCAACTTTATCATTTGATATAAGTAAATTAAAAGGACATGTTCCCGATGTGGTAATTGCACAAATACCAGATACTGCCAAAAAATTCAATATAAATACTCCGTTAAGATTGGCACATTTTCTTGCCCAATGTGGGCATGAGAGTGCAGGTTTTACTGCAACAACTGAAAACCTAAATTATTCTGCATTAGGATTGAAAGGTACATTTAAAAAATACTTTCCAACCGATGCACTTGCTAATGCATATGCAAGACAGCCTGAAAAAATAGCAAATAGAGTTTATGCAAGTAGAATGGGAAATGGTGATGAAAAAAGTGGTGATGGTTACAAATATCGTGGTCGGGGATATATTCAATTGACCGGAAAACAAAATTATAGTACATTCTCTCAATCAATAGCTGATCCGGAAGTAATTACAAATCCAACAAAAGTAGCAACAAATTATCAACTACTTTCAGCTGCTTGGTTTTTTCAAAGATGCTTAAGCAAATGCGATATAGGACCTAGTCGAGAAGTTGTTACTGCAGTTACTAAATTAGTAAATGGTGGAACAATTGGACTAGAAGATAGAATAAAGCATTTTAATGAATATTATAAACTATTGACAGCTTAATGGCCAATACCAACATAAATGGATTTGCAGATACGTTTCTTTCAAAGTTGAAAGAGCAATCGTTTACTATAATAATCCTAGTTGGAATAATGTGGTATCAGAATAATATGTTCACCAATCAAATGGCTGAATATAAGAAAATAATTGATGAGAAAGAAAAATTAGTATTGAAGTTAACCGATGATGAAAGAAATCGACTAATTGAAAGAGAAAAATATCTAATGGACCAACGAGATGAGTTTCTCGATGATTTAAGAGCTAGAGCAAATAAATAAAATTTGTAAATTAAATAAATTTTTCTTATATTTGGTAATATAAAAATATTTATCAAATTTATGGAAAGATTTAAAGTAGTTATAAACATTTTGGTAGTTACATCCGTCATCGGATTGGCCATATCATACGCAACACAATTATTGACAGCAGTGCCCGATCTGAATTTTTTAGAAGCAGTGGGAATATATGCAATTTGGACACCGATACATCATAGTTTAAATTCTTTAAATAAAAGTAACAATGAATAAATTAGATACTGATTATCAACTTTTGCTAAATGATATTTTAGGAAATGGTATAGATAAAAAAGATAGAACAGGTACAGGAACATTAAGTGTTTTTGGTAGACAGATTAGACACAACATGCAGGAAGGATTTCCATT